AAACTACAACAGGAGTTTGCACCAAGATGAAACATCTTAGATACTCAGAAGCGTTTTACAGTGTGCAGGGCGAAGGCAAATTCGTAGGAGTACCCAGCGTATTTCTACGCACATTTGGATGTAATTTCAGATGTATGAATTTTGGGCTAGACAAAAGTGAACCCGGTCGAGCAGAAAAGCAAGCAGCAGGTATAAAGCACAACCAAGAAGTAAAAGATTTACTGGACAAGGGTGTACACGAAAACACAGAACGGTTTGAAGATCTGCCCATTGTACACACAGGCTGTGATACATACGCAAGCATCTATCCTGAGTTTAAACACTTTAACAAATTGGCCACAGTTGACGAAGTTGTAGAACATCTGTTAAGCTTGTTGCCAGAAGGCAAATGGACACAAGACAATGGACAAGACATACATCTTATTATGACAGGCGGTGAACCACTGTTGGCGTGGCAACGACTGTATGTGGATCTTTTTGAACATCCTAAAATGGCGGATCTAAAAAATGTTACATTTGAAACAAACACTACACAGAAACTTCACGAAGATTTTTACCAATACATCAATGGCCATGGACGACTTGATTTCACCTTCAGTTGTTCGCCTAAACTCTCCGTTAGCGGCGAATCTTGGGAAGATGCTATTAGGCCCGATATTGCTCGTCAGTATTACGATGTTGACGGCAGTGATCTTTATCTTAAATTTGTTTGTGCTGACCATACAGATTTCGACGAAGCTGCTGTTGCTGTCGAAGCATATCGCGCTGCGGGTGTGGAATGTCCTGTGTATATCATGCCAATGGGTGGCAGATCAGAAGAGTATACGCTCAACGAAAAACAAGTGGCGCACCTTTGTATGTCAAGAGGATGGAGATTCTCACCTAGAATGCACATTGGACTATTCGGAAATGCCTGGGGAACTTGATAAAGTAGCCAAGTACTCAAAGGGCATACACACAGACGAACAATTTGAAAATTTAAGGAGAGATCTATGAAGAGATGGTTAAAAGATAAATTAGGTATTACAGAAATGGAGAAGGCAGCAGAAGCTGCTGCTCTACGCCGAGAACAAGAAGAAGAACGCATTGCTGCATTACAAGAACAGAAAGCAGAGGCCGAACAGGCAGCAGAATCTGCAACAAAAGAAGAAGAACTGGCTCGTAAGTCACCCAAAGACCGTGCTACAGCCAAAGGCGAACCTTGGATCAATGTGCTGGATGTCAAAATAAATGAAGATAATGTGCGCAACGGATTCTTTGAACTTGACTGGAACAATTACTTTGTAGAGGAATTAGTCAAAACAGGTTACGGAACTGAGGCTGATCCCGAAGAAGAAATTGTGGATCGATGGTTTAGAGATATTGTTTATCAGATGCTAAGCGAAGAAGGCCTTGACACAGATCGCGGATCTGGCTATATTAACGTGACACCAATAGACAAAGGACGTTCTGAAATATCATGAGCACATATATTCTTGTGGACACTGCAAACACCTTCTTTAGAGCCAGACATGTAGTTCGAGGTGATATTGACACCAAAGTAGGTATGGCGTTGCATATCACCCTCAACAGTATCAAAAAAGCTTGGCAAGATTTTGATGCAGATCACGTTGTGTTTTGTCTCGAAGGAAGGTCATGGCGCAAAGATTTTTACGAGCCATACAAGCGCAACCGCAAAGAAGCTCGTGCTGCTATGACGACACAACGAGAAGAAGAAGAAGATCGTGTGTTTTGGGAAATTTTCGACGAGTTCAAAGATTTTGTCACAGAAAAGACCAACTGCACTGTTATTCGGCATCCACAACTGGAAGCCGATGATTTGATTGCAGGATGGGTACAGCAACATCCCACAGACAGTCATGTGATTATCAGCACCGATGGCGACTTTGCGCAGTTGATTGCTCCAAATGTTCGTCAATACAACGGTGTATCAAACACCACTATCACACACGAAGGTTACTTTGACGACAAGGGCAAACCTGTTATCGACAAGAAGACCAAAGAAGCAAAGCCTGCACCCGACCCAGAATGGCTGTTGTTTGAAAAATGCATGCGAGGCGACACATCAGACAATGTGTTTAGTGCATACCCGGGTGTACGCAAAAAAGGTACTAAAAACAAGGTAGGCTTGTTTGAAGCGTTTGAAGACAAGAATGCCAAAGGTTTTAATTGGAATAACTTGATGTTGCAGCGTTGGGTAGATCACAACGGTGTTGAGCATCGTGTGCTTGACGACTATCAGCGCAATGTTACACTTTGCGACCTTGAGGCACAACCGCCAGAAATAAGAGAAATGATCACGGATACAATCACAAGTGTGGAACCCAAGTCAGTTTCACAAGTGGGCATGAGGCTCATGAAATTCTGTGCCAAGTGGGACATGCAGCGTATTGCAGATCAAGCACAGAGTTTTGCAGAACCATTGCAAGCGAGGTACAACAAGTGACAATAAAAGCCAAACCTATATTAGCAGATCGTTTTTGGATAATCGAAGACGAAGGCACTAAGATAGGAACTCTAAGCAAAGAAGATGACAGGTTTGTAGTTAATCACAAAGGTAAAATAGATTTTTGTTCCAGTGAAAAACAGTTAAAAAACAAGTTCGATCTTGATTTGTTAACTGCAAACATCACTGAAAACGGCAGCGACGAAAACGACAATGTAAGAGGGTTTCCAACGCGCTGCAAACCGTTTAACAGCATGTATGATATCAAGCGCAAACTACCACTGTTTACAAAAAGCAAAAAAAGCAAAAGTGTTTACTGTGCAGGATATTATTTGATCAAATTCAATGCCAGTTATTTAAAAAGTTTTTGCCCCAAGCTTATCACAGTGGAACGAAATCACTATCGTGGACCGTTCAAGACCGAAGCTGAAATGAAGCAGGAGTTATCTCGTGTCAACCAGTGAACCATTGAACACCATGCCAATACAGCAGTTTATGCAATTGGTGAAAAATGCTGACAGCAGTAGAAGCAAAGAAGTCAAGCTTGACATAACACAGGCCAAAAACCTAGCTTTTACGCTGGGTATAGTTATGAGTAGACTGGAAGGCGACCTTGAAACTTTTGTAAAAAATCATGCAGGGTCCTCTTTGGAAGACATAGAAATTCAAATAGGCAGTGGTGGTGACTGGAAATAATTGTTATTTGTTAAAAACCGATAAATAACTGCGTACATAACGGAGAATATACATGAGCAGGCCCAAACCTATTGTAAAACAGGAACACATCAACAGCGCTACATACAAGTGTGAACAGATACTCGATGCCGAAGCAATTTGGGCGGTTTTTTATAAAAACAAAGCTTTTAATTTAAAAAGTTTCAATGCAATTTCCAGTTATCCAGGACCAAAATATAAAAAAACCAGCTTCTCTAATCCAGGACATGCACACAATCTTGCAAGACGTCTCAACGAGATGTTCAAGACCAGTGATTTCACAGTTGTAAAACTTACATCTGGAGAAACTGTATCTGAAGATGACTAATATCAAAGCAGAATATACCAAGCTTTTTTTATCAGAATTGGGCAAAACAACCAATGCCAGTGCTGTGCAAGAATACATGCCACTGTGGTGGCAAAATACCAGAGTCAAAAACACAGGCGGCTTGAGACTCACAGACTTGGGCTACGAAGTTTTAGAACAAATCGGCATCACCACATACGATATACCGTACCCCAAAGACATGCCCATGACTGCTCAGATAATAGTATTTTTAGACAAATTCATTGACTGTCCTTATTATCTCGGTAAAAGAAGCATCACTGTCACTCACAAGAAAAAAGCAGTCGAACTGTCGTTGTTCAGTGGCGATCTAAGGAAGTATGGCCTAGCAAAGGCCATGTCGCGCCAAAGAAATTCCTAACCTCCCCAAAAAGATTGTTGATTGTGGTTGACGCTGCCTGTGTTTGCTGTTATAACCGTTGCATAGGCACTGAAACACAGAAAGGAATACATCATGTCTGATACAAACCGCACTGTTAACCCGAACAAGGCCAAGGCAAGTCTCCGGGTTGCAATGAAAAAGAAGCGTCCGATCTTCCTTTGGGGTCCTCCGGGCATTGGTAAGTCCGATGTTGTCAAGCAGATTGCTGACAACTTTGACGCTCCGATGATCGACGTTCGACTGTCGCTGTGGGAACCCACTGACACCAAGGGCATTCCGTACTACGACACCAACCAGAGCAAAATGGTATGGGGCGAACCCAGCGAACTGCCCGATGAAGAGTTTGCATCGCAGCACGAAAATGTTGTTTTGTTCTTGGACGAAATGAACTCGGCAGCACCAGCTGTGCAGGCTGCTGCATATCAGCTGATTCTCAACCGTCGTGTTGGTGAATACACCTTGCCTGACAATGTTATGATTGTTGCTGCTGGTAACCGCGAAGCTGACAAGGGTGTTACTTATCGTATGCCTGCGC